ACATCGTTAAAATTGATTGCTGGTACTGTACGTTTCCTAGCATAAGGAAGAATGAATACTGCACTTGTAGCACCAGAAGGAACAAACGTAGAGTTTGTGATTGCGGGTGTATCTTTACTCTCGACCTTCTCTGCATAGTACATACACCTTCTCAGCTGCTCCCCAAAATCCGGGATTTCATTCAGCACCCAAACGCCGTTTTCCTTGTGCGCAAGGGTCTGCGTATCGCCCAGTTCGAGCTTAGCGGCTTTGATCTTAACGTTATCGACAAGTGAGTTTATTTCACACTGAGTTTGCGAGTTCGAAAGTTTCTGAATATAGAAGCCAAGTTCAGACGAAAAGAAAGTTTGTGCTTGATTTACAGAACCGTTGTACACGAATGAGCCTGTTCGCAAAGTGCCATCTGACAGCAAAACCGAACCGGTAAGGGTCATGCCGATAAACTGGTCGAAATCAGCGAAATACTCCCCCCAGTATGTGCCGGATTTTTTCAGGCAGATACAGCCATCTTCGAGAGTTACAGCTCCACCAACGTCGAGCTTCCACCTATCTATCGTATAACCAGCCGCCGTATACTCCGTCAGCCCTCTCTGGTTCACCGGTCTGCCGAAGTACCAGTTGTCGAGCAAATTGGGGTTGACACCGCCACCGGACGTTGTGGGGATTTTCGTCAACGCCTCAGAAATCAATGTCGAATCCCCAGCGCTAACCGGAATGGTATCACCTCGAATTTCGAGTTTTTCTCGCAGTTCAGCAGGCGTAGATGCACCGGAGATCATCTGCGCCGCTCTCAGCGCAGAGTCGATTTCTTCGCCGCTAAACTGCGACGTATAAGTATCAGGCATTACACAACCACCTTTCGTGTGAATTTCTCGTTGAAGCCCTTGCCATCGCGGGTGATAAGCCGTCCGGTAGAGCTTGCGCGGTATACGCGGTAGTAGATGAGGACACAACCGGGCGCACCGTCGCCGCCATTGGAGCCAATACCACCCGCACCGGGTTCACCGGGGTAGGCACGATAGTCATATCTTCCGTCGGTAGTCAGCTTCATGCCGGTATATGCGCTAACTCCGCCGCCACCGCCGCCGCCGTGCCCACCATTTCCGCCAGAACCATAATTAGTTTGACGTTTCGGTGCTGCGGCATTCGCCCCTGCGCCACTATCACCGCCGTGAAGTTCGTGTATGCTTTCTGGTGTTGACGGGGGAGCACCGTCATATCCGTTACTTCCTACCGCTGCACCTCCACCTAATCCACCATAGGCGAACCAACTTAATCTTTCCGATGGTTTCTCGTAGTCGATGCGTGTGTCATCACTCTTGCCCGGTTTCCAGACAATGCCATCAAGATCTGTAAGCGTGAACTCGTCATAACTTTCTGGTGGTAGCGCGTCCTTTCCATTGCCGCCAGTGCCTTTGCCGCCCTCAACGCCATTCACTCCGTCTATGCAATATTGTTTGTTGCTTATTGGGTCTATATAACCTTCCTTGGTCGGTTGTGAACCTTCTGCGGACGAATGAACGCCGAACGTAGTTTTTCCTCCGTTTTCGCCCAATACATCGTCTTGCGTTGCGCCTGCTCCCCCCGCGCCGATGGTATACAAGATTTTTTCTCCCGGTTCTAAATCGAGATTGGTCTGGAATACTTTCCCACGCTCCCCCCTCATTCCGGCTTCACCGCCATTTCCGCCAGAACCATAAAGATAATAGGTTCTATCGATTAGTCTACCGTCATCCTTACCACTTTCTCCGTTTTTGCCCTTCGTGCCGCCTTGCCCGCCACCAATCAGCACCACGCGAACGCTTGTCACTCCTTCCGGCACAGTCCACGTTCCATCTTCGGTCAGAACTTCAACCGTATCGTAATATTCCTGTTCTCCAATATCCTGTGGCTTATAGCCAATCAGCACACTTTCCTCTGCCGCAAGTTTGCCGGACACCGTAATATCCGCGCTTTCAATGCAGCCGGAGACTGTGCCGCCGTAAGGATGCGCAATCTTTACTACATCACCGGGAACTTCACGCTTGGTTGCAATTTTGTAATTGATACGCTCATTATGACTGTAATACTCGGCAAGGCGTTCTGCGACTGCCGTTGCGTTGACAAGAGACACAAGCGTTGCGCTCTCTACCTTTACCGTGTTATCTGATTGTGTAACAAGCTCGCGTGTTTTGGGCTTAATCTGCCGCATTACTTGCCGGGTAACGTGCGTATACTTTTTACCCGTCAGCACGCCAGAGCCTGCCGAAACCGTTGCCCAGTTTGCACCGCTTGCAAGAATGGAAAACCCGGATGCCGCGAGGTCGTAGCACGGTTCGTCGAAGGTGATTTTGTCACCTGCCGACGTTGTACCCTTGAAAAGCTCCGTCGTTTCCGTTGCGCTCTGCGAATAGGCGTGTTCGGTTACGATTACCTCGGTAACAGGCGTTGCGTAATCAACCGTACCGCTTGCGTAGATTTCGCCTGCGTCGATTGCGCTTGCCTCGCCGCTCCACAGACCTTCAATGCGAATTGCACCGTCAAAGTCAACCTTCAACGTAGCACCAATCGCAAAAAGCACCTGCGTGAGATTTTCACGCCGCGTCGCGATGGGAAGCCAGCCGTAAAGCTCAATATTTGCAATATTTGTTTTGACGTAAACCGTCAGCGGTGAACAAATATCCTCGCACACTTCCTTCACGGTTTCGCCTGTGTAAATACCGCCGTCGTGGTATGTCTCATCAAGCAAACCTACGGTCGATGTGCAGGCGAAATGATAGGTGTTGATGGACGTTCGACTGATTTTCTGCACGTAGAAAATACCCATCTGTTCATCATCATGGAAGAAGGTCAAAGGTGTGTTGCGGATGAAATCGGTGAGGGTGGTATCCTCCGATACAACATCGAACTCTAACGTGTCAATTGTCAGCACATCGCCAATAGGCGAACGTTCAGAGGTTGTCCGTCCTTCTTTTACGTCGAGGTTTGTAAACGTGCGGTCTCCGTAAATGATTGAATTTCCTGTCATGCGCTCACCTTATTTCTGTATCAGCGGAAACGTTAAACCGCTCCAATATTCCGTACCATTCCGCACCATTGCAAACGTGGACGGAAAATTGTTCGAGTAAAACTGTCCGCTTTTCGTGCTGTTCGTCACCGGGTCTGTGTACGTCAGCGTCACAAACTCCGGCTCGATAGCGGATAGGATTTTTGCCTGTTCTGCCGCCGTAATGGGGCGGCAGGTAACGTCAAATCGGATTTTGATAGCAACACGGTCACGCTGCATCGTGCCGTCGAGCATTCGACCGGCATTCTTGCCGTCAACGTCAGACCTTTGCCACTTGATGCCGCCATACGCGGTGTATGGCGTTAAATCCAGATTTCCGACTTTCAAAATCACCTGCTCACCCCCGTTACGAGACTCGTGCCCTTTTCACGGGCAACTTCGTTATTGTATTTGTACAGCGCACGGCTGACAGTCTTACCATCAAGCGTAATGCTGCTATCCTTATCGTCGATTGCCTTTACGATCATGCTGCCGATTGCCATGACCGCGTTAATTACGCCATCGTTCGCGGATGCAATGCCGCTTACGATCTGATCGTTGTTCGCGACTGCGGTTCGGTTGCCAATCTGACCGACCATCTCTGCACCGTTCTCGCCTGCAACAAACAGTGAACCGTGCGCCGGGAAGCCGCCGGACGCAAACATTCCAATATCCGGCGAACCGGACAGAGAGGTATAATCGTTGAGCAGCTTCGTGTTCGTGTTTACGAACGAGCGGTTTGCAGCGGTCAGGCTATTCAGCGAACGAGAATAATTCTGCGTGCTGCTTTTACTCGACAGTGCACTTGAAGCCATGCCTGCGACTGCACCGCCGAGCAGGAACAT